AAGCCCTCAGGGTTATCGGCATAACTCATGAGTTCCTGATGATCCAGATACGGCTGATCGGTGTAGATAAGCTCAATTTCATCGATCTGCGTAACGACTCCTGAAGGATCTGAGGTCACATAGAAATCGATGATCATGTCCGCAGGAATTGAAGCGGGCGTGGGATTGGTCAACACGACCGTATCCCAGTCTCCGAGCGGTCCACCAATCGTTATTGTTCCTGTACTCGAAAAGCCTGTCGATGCCGAAGAGATGGAGAAGTGAATTAATCCTGAGCCCGAAACCCCAGTCGTTTTGAAACGCACAGAATATTGCGTATTCGCCAGAAGAATCGGGTCGCCATAAGTATCCTGATATGCGCTCTGGTAGAGCTCTCCGAAATTTCCCGCCCCTCCGGCTGTTATCTGATAGGCAAATCCGGGGATCGTGGTAGCTACAAGACTGCCTCCGCTCGACGAAGAACCCGGTGTCCATCCTAGAGGCAATGTGAGCGCTACAGGCTTATATCCGCCTTCAAAACCCATATTCAGGAAGTTCTGAACCTTGTTGTATTCTCCCCACGCCTGAAGTCTTGAAGCATAAGTAAAGAATCCAGCGCAAGGACCTAAGACGAGCTGCTCAGCCAGTGTGTTTCCAGGAACAGAACAGGCCGTTGCCTTATAGAGTGTGGCGTCTGCGAAATCGAGCAGGACTGACGTAGTTGTGTTGTCGTTGATCTGCGTTGCGGTCGATACGATCAAGCCGTTTACTTGTGCAGGCTGGGAAATGTAGAAAAAGTAGGCGCCGCCCGCCCCCGTAAAAAGCAGGATGCGCCCGGCCACATTCGCTGAACCTATGGCCAAATCGGTAACAGAAAGGTACTGCCCGCCATTTGCCACAAAGGTTCCGGGAGGAGATGGCTCAGTGATCGCCCCTGATTGCAACAGAAAGCACTGCTGGACTTGATGGATTCCCGGCGTGGCCTGCCCATAAGGCGTAACCGTTCCCGCCGAGTTTGTGATCGCAGGAGGTCCATACTGCCGGTATTGGAAAGAGGTATCGCTGCTTATGCTGGTGACGTAGAAAATTCCATCCCATGCAAAGCTGACCGTTCCTCCCGTCCAGGTTCCATCCGTGTAGCTTAGTCCAATCGTGAAGCTGGTCGATGTCGGCGCAGTTAAAACGGTGAAGTAATTCAGTTCCTGATTTACGTTCGCCAGCGGCCAGACATACTCAACCGTCCCGGTATCCGCTCCAGATGCAATGTCGGTATCAATGAAGGCGTAAGTAAACTGCGAAGGAGTTGGAACTGTGGTTACAGTCCATTGCCCGGTAAGCTTCGAGTTGGTAACAGGCGCGACATTGACCACAGAGCCTATTTGAAGCCCGTGTGCGCTGGCCGTGGTTACCTTCACCACATCGCCGGAAAGCTCAATATTGGAAATTCCTCCACCGACTGCAGTCGTGTTGACGCCGTCGATGTTGATGATGTTCCCCGGCAGGAGTCCGTGTTCTGCGGTGGTCGTAACCGTGGCCACTCCAGGGTTATCCGCATTTACGAGTTCGATAGTTGCAATCGTTCCACCCACAACCGTGGCAGATACGCCCTGCACCTGTACCTGATAGCCGACCTTGAGGCTGTGCGGCGTCGATGTCGTGGCAGAAACTGTGTTGCCGTTGCGGGATAGTGTCGCGATAGGCCCAGAAGCTACGCCTCCTAAGCCAATGCCTGTAGTGGTCAGCCCTAGCCCAAGGTGGATCTGAATCACGAGCCCGTCAGAGGAAACGTAATCTAGCGCGCCTGAAATCGTATAAGCCGCGATGGAGTTGCCGGCTACGCTTATTAGGGCTCCGGGATAGAGAAAGGCTGGTGGAAACGGAGCGACTAAAGTAATCGTCAGCTCGGTGTAGTATGTGACTCCTCCAACCACAATGGGAGCGCCCGAAAATGCATTGACGATGCCCGCAGTAGCTGAAGGAGATAGAGCGAGCGTCGAGGGTGGCAGAGCGATGCTATTGACCGTAGGAGGAGCGCCCGGTCCATCCTGAGTGACCCTATAGAGTTGTTTTCCATCCCACTGCAGAGGAATGTCTGCGCCATGCTTACCATCGGACAGTGCAATGTATTCGCGCCCAAACGCAGTTACAGAGGAGGCCATTGTTGCCGTGCTCTGATAAAGCAGCGTGGCGACTCCTGGCGTTACGGTGACATCCTCTAAATACAGGCCCCCATCGGATGTCAGATAAAGGTTCTGCGGAACTCCTGAAGGCTGTACATAGGTTTTCTCATAGCTGATGCGAGAGTTTGCGCGGAGGTCAGCAAGAAACACACGGCTAGTTCCCGGCCTTGTTGAAACTGAGCCGGGAAGATAGATCACGTCACCGTTGTCCGGGCTGATCCCCTCTGGTAAATCTGGAGGCGAAAGCTCCGTATTCAGAGAGGAGAACAGGGAAAGCGGAACGTCAACTGACGTTTGGTCAACGGTTGCCACTTAGACAGGGTTTTTCGAGAAGCAGGCCGTGAAGCTCAAAGCCGTGACCGAAAGCGAAGCGTATGTTACATTGCCCGCCTCGGTTCCATACGTCGCGAAAACTTGCACCTTGCCATTGGCCTGCGTGGTTCCCGGAGAAAATGTGAACGAAAGACCCGAGGCCGAAGTTCCCGCCGCTGTCGTCTCGTAGATTCTCACGTCATCCGGGATATTGCTTGAAGGAATCGGGACTCCCGCGATGTTTACGAAGGAAAGCACGTCGCCATGCCCAGAGCCGGGGTAGCTGCCGCTGATGGCGATAGTTCCCCGAACCACGAAGTGATTGAGTGTTGCATCAACCGATTTTGCTGTCGCCACCAAACCCATAGCGTTCTCCTATTGAATTCCCCAGCCGCCGTGTCGGCCATTGGAATAGCCTCTACGCCGGTGGTTGCCGCGCTGTTCACGCCGCGCATCGCGGTTTGTCATGCGTTTCATTGCTTGCTGCCCCATGGTGAGAAAACTTCCTGCCTGCGCTGCTGCGTCCGGACTACCCCTGGACATGCAAAACTCAGCCGCAACGTAATTCGCCAAAGCGTCTGCGCAACGAATGATTGGAACCAACGCGGTACCCGACGAAGCGATATCCGGAAGATAGCTTGCATACCTGACTCTGAGGTCTTTCTGAATCAGAGCCCCAGGCATGTAAATCGCGTTCTGCCGCCAATCCCAAAGACCGAGGTAGTTCGTCTTCACGTTGTCCGGCAGCCCATCGTTGACCGGCTGCATTTCAGAGAAGACTTGCTGCGTGTTCGACTGCCTTTCCCACAGTCGTAGCGGGAGAATGCAGTCAAATGGAAGCAGCGGAGCCAGAGGGTCGTTGTAGTAGCTTGAGCCGTCGAAGAAATACTGGCAGCTCATCCACACCTGAACGGAGGGATCGGTTAAAGCAACGACCGGCAGATTCAAGATAACCGCTTCATTGATGAAGGCTGGATTTCCTGCATTCGCTAAGTCTTCCTGCAAATGACGAAACGCCGCATTCAAAAGCGTGAAGGTGTACGGCTGCGAGTCAGATAGAAGGTTTCCTGAAATCCCCGAGATGGCGTCGTTGATCCGTGCTCTCGAAAAGTTGAGAACCGTATCCGCCGTATCGAGCGGAAGCGCACCAGCCGGAGGAGGGATGACGGGCATTACTTAGCCTGCGCTTCCTTCCATGCGTTGTATTCAGTGGGATAGAAGTCTTTCGCCCTCTGCCAATCAAGGATTGCCGAGCAATGCGGGCACTTGACCGTTTCCAGATCAATCATCTTCTGGCACGCTGGGCAGTTCGCAGCCTCTCTCGGTGCTTCATCGAGCCACGGCTTGACAACTCCCAGAGCGCGACCAGCTACGCGGTGAATCTCGCCAATCTCGGAGCGTTTGTTGGACCGCTCAAGATCATCGGCCTCGCGTACCAGTCTTCCGTAGGTCTTCAGAAGCGCGTCTTTGGCAGCGCGAATCTGCTCTTTCGAAGGCTTGGGAGTTTCGGAGATGAACAGGCCATAGTTCCGTCTGTCGAGATCCGCTGTATAGCCTCTGCCGATATAGAGGATGTCGTTGGCAACGTCCACGCCCTCTTCGTAGCGATTGGCCATCTTGTCCATGTCGGTCGCGATACGTTCGAGGATCACGCCTTCAACCTTGAGCGGGGCGGAAACCTCAGCGCCCTCAGGACAGGCCTGCACAGTGAAGGTTCCAAGCGATCCAAGCTGTCTCTGGTGCATGGTGGGACCGACATTGAAGATGTAGACGGTCTTCTCTTTGGCAAGGTCCGCGATCATCTTCGGAACCTGCTCAACGATCTTGCGATTGCGCTGTTTGGCTTCCTGCGCTACCGCCTTACGGGCATCATCGAGTGTTACTGTGGCCATTCGCTTCTCCTGTGAAGAATGCGTTATCGCTCATGGGCAGCCCTAAATCCTCTGCTCCGAGCCGGAAGTTCACGTCTTTGATTCGCTTGCTGGGTTTGCGGTGAATCACATTACCGTTCCCGACTGCCGAGACCATCGCATCGGCGAATCGGAAGGCAGGTTGAGAATCTTCAAACACGTCATCGATGCGCTGATAATCCTTTTTCTTGCGCGCGAGCAGGGGAGCGAGAATGCTTTCCTTCTGCTCTGCTTTCGACATAGCCAGCGTGCCGTTATTGGCCCTGATCCAGATCGATACCATCGAGTCGGTAGGCTCGAAAGGGAACCGATATGCAAAGACGTACTCGCCTTCCGACGGGTAGGGTCCGAGAGAGGGCGTGTTGGTATCACGCTCTGTTTGGTCCCATGCTTCGCGGCTTCCTGCGAATTGCTCCGCAGACTGCCACTTTTCGAGAATCCATGCGTGTACCCCGTCGTAAAGTTCGGTTTCCCTTACTTCGAACGAGCCGCCTTCCCAATTACCGCCGAGAAGGTAGGTGCGAGAGTCAGACCAGACAACCCGATACATCGGTTTGCCAAAAGGATTCAGGCCATACCGATGCATCGGAATTGTTGGGAGGAGTTGCGGTGTTCTCATCTAACCTCAATAACCAGTCGGAACGGCGATGTTGTCTTCGTAGCAGCCTGCACGGACGTTCTCATTTCCAACCTGCACACCAGTCCACAGATAGAAGAACGAGCTCGACTTCAAACCACCCGAGGCACCGTATGCCGGGAAGATGGTTTGACCGCCGACCTCGTAGTAATCAATGGCCTGGTTTTCGCAGCGGAAGTAAGTCTTCAGCGCAATGCCGTCGATGCGTCCCTGCTTGGCATGGATGTTGCCCTCACCGTTGCCAACGATGGGATAGCTCATGAAGGTTTTCGGTGTGTGCTTCTTCAGCATGTCTTGCGAGGAGTCGCCCGAGAGCTGGTTCTGGATGACCTGAGACACCGCGATTCCGGTGTTTTCCCATGCCGCCAGCATGTCCGGTCCCATGTTGAACTGAAGATCCAACTCAACCGCCTTCATAGCGCCGAGAGCAATCTTCATCTGTCCTGTCAGCCTGCGAGCCTGAGATTGTGTCAGGGTCAGACCGCCGCCATCGACGTGAGGCATAACCAGCTTGCCTGGATACGCTGCACGCGACAGACCTGCTACAGTGCCGGTGTTTGCCGCTACCGCATAGGTGAACAGACCGAAAAGGCCTGAGTTCGACACGCCGGCAGAGCCCGAGACGAGAATCGGGTAGCCTGCAGTGATGTTGGCGGAGAGAGGAGAGGCAAGCCAGAGGGTTTTGTTGGCTGCATCTACGGACTGAACAGTGACCGTCTCGACGAACGTTCCATTGATGGCCGTCCAGATGTCGATAGGCTGCTGGTCCTGAAACTGATTGGCATTGTTGACGAGAATGAAGTTCTGGCCAGCGGTGCCGTTGGTCGATACCGTGTCCAGCGTATTCGAGCCGTCGCCCTGCGTGAACACCGCCTCCATGTAGGTGTTGAAGTTCTCCATGGCTCTTTTCATGAGCAGCTTGGAGTAGTCTTCAATCGCCTTCTGGTCGGTGTTGGTGGAGATTTCGGCCTGCTTGGTCCACTGTGAGCACTGGAAAAAGTAGGTCGGAACCAGTGTCATGAAATCGGTAATCGGCGCAGAGCCGGTCCCGAGATCGCCGCCATCCGGGTTCCCGGAGGTGAAGGTGCCGCCAGCCAGCAGTTCCAGAGGAACGCGGGTGGGGCGCGAGGAGACGACTTCAATGTCCGTGCGGGACTTGATTTCGTTCCAGAGAGTTGCGTCGAGCTGATAGAGAAGACTCAGTTGCGGGCGCACTTTTTCGTGCTGCAACGCAAAGGTCTGTGCGACAGTTCCTTGGGCCATGATGAAACCTCTTCAGGATTCATCGCTCGCGTCCAAGTTCGCCCCGAAGGGCCAGCATTGTCGTGCTGTGTCGCCGCTATGCGATTAGATTGTGTGCATCCTCTACAGCGATTTCGAGCTTTCGCAGCTTTGTCAGGGGTTGCATCCCGAGGCTATTGGCTCTATCAACTGCTTTGGATGGTCCTACATAGTGTACTACTTACGTCAAGCCCACTGCACTCGTGTTCCGTTCTTGAGCACAGCTTGATTCTTGAAAATGTCTTCCGGCTTCGTCTTGAAGCGGTCAATCTGATCGGCAGAGGGAGCCTTCTGAAGCAACGTTACGCCCTTTGGCCTTGCCGCTACTGTTCCAGGCTTCGCCTTCTCCTGCACCTTCGCCTGAGACTTGGTTACGCCAAAGACTTTTGCTGCCGATGGAACTAACTTTGGAACTAAATCATCGAGTTTGGCCTGTTCGAGCTTCGCGAGGCCTTCCCGGTCGCCATTGGCAATCAGAGTGTCACGTCTGTTCAGAAAGCCTTTGTCTGCGCCTAGTTGTTTGCCGATGCGCTGTGATATCCACGATGCAACCGCAGATTTGCGGTCCTGATCCATCGTTTCCCAATCGCCAAAGGGCTTGATTTCTCGGGCAATGACAGAGTCTCTGTGTCTGATCGAATCCGCATCGACAGACTTGACGAGCAGTTCAGCCTGCTTTTGCGCGAACTGCTGGCGCTCCTGATCAAACTTCTGTCTTTCAGGATCTATTTTCTTTTCAGGCACCTTGGAGGCTGTGGCTCTGAACGATTCAACCCAGTCGATGACCTCTTGCAGCCCTTGCTTCGCTCCGTCTCCCACTGTCTGCAACAGACCCTTCAGAGCATTCGTCAGCCCAACCCCGTCGAAGGTGTTGACCATCACCCGCGCCATGATGTGCTGATATTGTTCTGGCGACGTGTTGGCAAACTCCTGAATCGCCAGCGGAACCATTTTCTCGAAGGCTTCAGGATCAGACTGCGCGATGTTCTTTACAAACTCCGGGCGCCCTTCGGTAAATGCCTTATCGAGCGCTTCCCACTCGCCAATTTCGGTTTTGGCCTGCTCGACAAACTCGCGGCCTCCGAGTTCGGTAACATACTTATGCGTTTCGAGCAGCGCGGGTAATCCCCCCGCAGCGTCGGCTTGCTTTTTCGACCAGACCGCATCGCGGATAAAACCCGGAAGCGAAGGATCAAGAGCCTTGAGAGCTTCGCGCTTCTGCGGGTCTTTGATCAGCCCGGTAGCATCGAACTTCCCTGTCGTCTGCTGTTCGGTCTGTTGGCCTTCGGTTTCAGTCTGAGTCTCGGTTCCCTGCGATTCAACTTCGGATGACTGACCTGTGTCTTCGGACGTGCTGACCGATTCGGCAGAAACGGATGATTCAACTGGTGCCTCTGCAACTGCGCCTTCAAGCTCTGGCATTTACGGGTGCTCCTTGTGGTTTTTGATCCTGCATTTCTGCTGCGGCAACCTCTGCGGGTGCCTCCTGAATTCCTGCCTCTGCTGCGGCCTGCATCTTGCCGCCCGGCGTCAAATCTTTGTAGTTGATCGATACTGACGGCGGTTTGCCTTGTGGCGCGCCCTGCTGGGCCTGCAATGCCTGCTTATGCAACTTGCCGTGCAACTTCACATTCTCGATACCGGCCAGATTGCCTTTTTCTTTTTCCTGGTTGCATTGGTCCGAAGCCAGCCAGTCCTGAATGACCTGAATGTGGAATTGGTGGAAGTCCCATTCCGGATCAATCGGCACGGTTGGCTGCGCCATAGCCTGCTGGACTTGCTTGATTACTTGCGGAGTGGGCGGAGGGGGTTCTGGCATCCCCTGCGCCATAGCCTGCTGAACCTTTTGCGCCATCGCAGCCAACGCCTGTTGCGGAGTGGGGACATTCGGGCCCGACTGAAGTAACTGCTCGATTTCCCTGAGCTGCTGGATTCTAGCATCGGCCCCTGGAATCTCAAGGTCTGTGTCGGTGTTCTCTTTGAGAAGCTCCTGATTCTCAGGAAGAGATAGAATTCCCTGCAATGATGGAACCTTGTCCGCGAAGCTGATCATTGACATCAGAATCGCTCTCTTGGCAGCGCGCGTATCCGGGAACGAAACATCTACTTCCGCGTAGAAATCCCCAGCATTCAGATCTTGCGTATCGATCTCACGCACGGAATCCGGCTGCAGGGCCGTACCGGGAACCTTGATGGCCATTTTGGTGCCTTTGTCTTTAGCCTTTTCGCCGCACCGCTTGATGGCTAGTTCTTCAAGGTGAGCTAGAAGCCACTGACTTGCGCCCCACGCAATACCCATTTGCCCAAGAGCCTGCTCGCGCATGATCTGAATGCCGCCCTTGGTTTCGTTGTGCTCATCTCCAGAGCCCATCAGAGAGGGAAGAGCAGCGGTAATCAACTGCGCTAATTCTCCAGAAAGATACTCAATCGCCCGAATCAGGTCAGGGCTGATCTGTACCGGCTGTCCAAAGAGGATCTTGTTTCTGATGTCTTCATTAGGCTGCAGAACTACGGGCAAGGTGTTACCGGGCTCAGAAACGTGCTCCTGCTGGGCCTGGAGGTCGTACGTATCCTTGTCCATGTAGTTTTCGGGGATGCAATATTCGTGCATCTCCTTGCGCAGGTTCATCAGGTCATTGAAAGCGTCCTGAATCGGCACAAATGCCTTCAGAAGCGAGGTCCTGTTCTGCCCATCGCCCGGCTTGGCATGCCCTACGCGAATCCATTTGTCCATCGAGGCGTTCCAGCTCTTGCAATACACCCCTCCGCAGACAATCAGCTTGATTCCGTCCGGATACGTCTCTTTCAGCCACTCGCGCTGATCTTTTGGAGCCTTTTTATAGAACGCAGGCCGTAAAAACGCGATATGCCTGGTTGTAAGGTGCTCCCACGTCTCGCCTGTGGCTGTAATGACCTTGGTTCCCTGCACTACACCGATGCGAGCCATGCGCTCATAGGCGGATTCGCCGGAATCCTGCGATCCTGACTTGATTTTCGACTCGCCCTGATCATCTACTGCTTCGGGGTAGCATTCCTCGAGATATTCCGTCTCAAATTCCCGCGATTGCACAGCATATGGCCAGTCGCAGAGGTTTTTCTGAGTGATTGGCACTTTCCACTCTAAAACTCCGTCGATTTCGAGCCTCTCCGCGCCCATCGGTTCGTTATTTGCGTCGTAGCCGTATTGAGGATCGGCGTCTTCATCGCAAACCATGCCTACTACGCGCCCATCGGTGCACATCAGGCGGGCTACTTCGATTTGCAGGTTCTTGATGTCGTTGATCTGCTCTAAACGGCTCTTATACTGTTCGGCCACCGTCGCCGCAGTGATGTCTACAGTCCTTTTGGCCGTGCGAGGGACCATGTGCGCGCCAACATCATTCTGCGACAGAGCTGCTGTCAGCGTTCTCAAGAATGCGGAATAGATGTCGTACACATCGCAGTAGCGTTCCTGATCTGCTGCGGTGCCTGTTCCGCCCTGATAGAGTGGCGCGAACATCATCGTATTCCAATTCCAGTAGATGTACTGAATGGAACGCGAGTAAAACCTCTGCTGGCGGGCGTCAATGACCTCGGTACGGCGCGAATAGACCTCGCGGGTCAGCGCAGAGCGCAAAAGACCCTTCAGAACATTCTGCTTCTCTTCAGGAAGATTCGGAAATCCGTCTTCCTGCCGCCAATCTTCGCCGGTTTCCTCAATCTCGGGCTCTTCAGCCTCTAACTGCTCTGGCGCAACAAGGCTAGTTGACATAGCGACTGTGAGCCTCTTCGATCTTTTCTTGCCGCTTGCCCATCAGGATGGTGATGACGCAGGTTCGGAGTGTGTCGCAGCAAAGCATCTGACCTTCGACGTTGATGTCATGGCAGTAGGGACACACAATGACGTGCTTTTCGCCTGCCATGCGAGGCGCTTCCATCTGCTCCTTGACGCGGAGAATCTTTTGGCGGGATGCGATTTCTTCAGCAGTGATCATTTCTTCATCCCTCGCGCCAGACGACGCAATGCGCCCTCTTTTTTCGGTGCATACTCCGG